CCACAACGTAAATCAAGCGTGAGTTTTGGCTCACGACCTAAATCTGATGGAGATTAAAGATGGCGAATTTAGACGCACCTTTTGGCCTTCGTCCTGCTCGTACAAGTATAAGCTCTCAACAGCAAAATCGTTATCGAATTGCTGCAAACTACAACACCGCTATTTTCCAAGGTGATTTAGTTGCAATGGTAACTGGTGGCGGTATTCAGAGAGTTGCGGCAGGTGGTTCAGGATTTATTCTAGGCGTTTTTAACGGCTGTGAATTTACTGATCCTACTACAGGAAAGCCAACATTTTCAAACCACTATCCTGCAAGCACAAATGCGGCTGATATCATGGCTAACGTGATTGATGATCCAAATGCAGTGTTTGAAATCCAAGCTGATGCTGCATTTCCAGTAACAGACTTGGCAGGTAACTACGATATTCTAGCAACAGCAGGAGATACCACATCTGGTACTTCTCGCATTGAGCTAGAAGTAGGAACTGCGGATAGTACGGTAGCAACCCTACCACTAAAAGCAATCGACATTTCTCAAGATCCTGAGAATAGCGATGCATCATCGGCAAATACAAACGTAATTGTCAAAATTAACAACCACCTGTTCAGTGCAGGCACTGCGGGTCTAGCATAAGGAGACTGAGTTATGGCTATTTCAAGATCACAGCTCGTTAAAGAGCTAGAACCTGGACTTAACGCTTTGTTTGGTATGGAATATGACCGTTACGAAGGTGAACATGCAGAAATTTATGACACAGAGGCATCAGATCGTGCTTTTGAAGAAGAAGTTATGCTTGTTGGTTTTGGTAATGCTCCAACTAAAAGTGAAGGCTCAGGAGTTGAGTTTGACAACGCAAATGAAGCGTATACTGCTCGTTATTCACACGAAACAGTTGCACTCGCATTTGCACTAACTGAAGAAGCTGTTGAAGACAATTTGTATGACCGCCTTGGTGCTCGTTATACAAAGGCATTAGCCCGTTCAATGGCACACACAAAGCAAGTGAAAGCTGCTGCAACGCTTAATAATGCGTTTGATGCAAACTTCACTGGTGGTGACGGTGTTGAACTTTGTTCAGCAGTTCATCCACTATCAGGCGGAGGCACATTTCGTAATGAGCCTGCAACTGCTGCTGACCTCAACGAAACTTCACTTGAGAATGCTCTTATTGACATCTCAACGTTCGTTGATGAACGCAACATGATTATTGCTTTGCGTGGCACTAAGATGATTATTCCACCACAACTGCAATTCGTTGCAGATCGTTTGTTGGAATCAACTCTTCGTGTCGGCACTGCTGATAATGATGTTAATGCAATCCGTAACATGGGTATGTTACCAGAAGGTTACACTGTTAACCATTTCTTGACAGACCCAGATGCGTTCTTCCTTAAAACAGACGCTCCAAATGGCTTTAAGCACTTTGAGCGTTCGCCAATGAGAACGAATATGGAAGCAGATTTTGATACAGGAAACATGAGATTCAAGGCTCGTGAGCGTTATAGCTTTGGCTTTAGCGACCCACGTTGCGTATTTGGTTCCCCTGGAGCATAATTTGTGTTAAGATAGAGTATAAGCATTTTTCATGTTTTGCTCCTTAAACTTAGAGGCGGCGCGAGTCGCCTCTTTCTTTTTGTTAAATATGTGGTATTGTGTGTTTATCCCTGACAGCGGCATGGGGCTGCTGACACAACCCAAGACAGGAGATTGACATGGGTATTACTACTTTTTCTGGCCCTATAAAGGCAGGAACAATCAAAAATACAACAGGAACAACTCTTGGTTCTGACATTGCAAATGTCGGTCAAGTTGTTATGGCACAAACATTTTCAGCAGATTTATCTGGCGGTGCATTAGCCGCGTCTGTTACAAACGTTGTTATTCCTGCAAACTCTCAGATAATTGACTGTGTTATTGATGTTATTACTGCTGCCAACGCAACAACAAATTTGAGCATCGGTGATACTGTAGGTGGCGCTGCTACTATTTTAAACACGTTTGCAAGCGGAACAACTGCGGGTCGTAAATATCCAACTACAGAAGCAGGCGCTGCATTAGCTTGGCAAGACACAGGAACAGCGGATATTCGTTTGACTGTTACTGCTTCTGCTGCAACAAATGCGGGTTTAGTTCGTTTTACAATTTTGTATCAGCAAAACAATAACCTAGCGTAATAGGAGGCTAATATGGCAGGTCCAGTACAAGCATTTAATCATGCACAAGGAAGTGCTGCGGCTGTTGTTGGCCCCGCACGTTCACGCATTCGTCAAGTTGTAATATTTGCTGCTGCAGCAGGAGCGTTTACAATAAAAGACGGAAGCGCGACAGGAAGTACACTACTTACACAAACATTTCCATCAGGTTATCATCAAATAAACATTCCAGATGATGGAATACTTGCCACAAGTGGTGCGTTTGTTAGTGCGTTTACAGGAAGTAGCAATCAACTGACGCTCTTCCTGTCTTAAAGGTGCAACATGGCTCGTAAAAGAGACAAAATGCCTGCAAGAAACAAAAAGAATTTCCGCTCCACTAAATCTGGGGCGGGAATGACCAAAGCAGGTGTCGCTGCTTACAGGCGAAAAAACCCAGGATCAAAGTTAAAAACAGCGGTAACTGGCAAAGTAAAGCCTGGAAGTAAAGCTGCAAAAAGGCGTAAGTCATTTTGCGCTCGTTCCGCAGGTCAAATGAAGAAATTTCCAAAAGCAGCTAAAGATCCCAATAGTCGCTTACGTCAGGCAAGAAAAAGGTGGAAGTGTTGAACAAACAAGTCACGATAGCTCTTGTAACAGCCTTTATCATAGGTGTTGGTGGTGTTGGTTATAGTTGGGCTGATTGGGTTACAAAAACCCTTATTGCAGTAGACAAAAGAACAGAGGTTATGGCCTCTCAAATTAGCTTTATTAAAGAACATATGGAGAGAAATTATGGCAATGTCGAGGGCGCAAATGAGCGAACAAGTATCCAAGCCACCTTCAAAGAATAAAACGCCAAAAGGCTTAACTTATTACAGAAAAGGCGGAAAAGCTTCTGCTAAATCAAAAGGTAGTAAAATTTGTCCAGAGGGTAAGGCATGGGCAAAACGTACTTTTGATACCTATCCTTCAGCGTATGCAAACATGGCGGCATCTAAATACTGCAAAGACCCCAACTACGCTAAAGGTGCTAAAGGAAAGAAGAAAAAGTAATGGGTGCTCTTAAAAAATGGAGAGATCAGCAATGGGTGAGGATAGGAACCGATGGTAGTATCAAAGGTCCGTGTGGCACTTCAAAAGATAAAAAGAACCCTGATAGGTGTCTTCCAAAGAATAAAGCAAATAGTCTTTCAAAGGAAGAAAGAGCATCCACTGCCCGAAAAAAGAAAAGTGCAGGTAAAAAAGGCAAAACAGTCGTTAAAAACACCAAAGCCGCAGAAGTCAAATTTGCAAAAAAAGGCGGCGAAATCAAACAAACGAAAGCCAAAAGGCCGTTCAAAGGGAAGGCCAAAAAAGGCACAGCCGTAGCAAGAGGATGCGGTGCAATTATGAAGAATCGACGTAAGCGCACAAAAGGTGCGGTTAGACAATCTTGAAAGGAGAGAACTTATGGCGATGAAAAAGAAAGGCTACCGTAGCGGTGGTAAGGTGAAAAGAATGAACAAGGGCGGAGCCGCAGGCGGCAAGAAGCCCAAGAGAATGATGAAGGGTGGAGCCGCAGGTGGTAAAAAGCCTATGATGATGAAAAAAGGTGGTAGAGCAGGCGGTGCAAAGAAAATGACCGTAGCTGAACTTCGTTCTGCTGCTAAGAAAATGGGTTACAAGTTAACAAAGTAATGCCATATTTACATAGCAATATACCCTATTTTAAAGCATGGGTTCGTCGTGAATATACTCATAACCATGAGGATTATCACGGCGAATTTCTACATGCTATGGTTGTTGGCGTTACATCAATGCCAAACAGGTGTCTTAGCTTTCAGGTTATCTTCACTGGTAGTGAAGCTGAAGGTGAAGAAGAGGACACAGTACACGGTGGAGCAATGTGGGCTAGAATGCCCATAACCGCGTTAGTTGCTGACATTCCCTTAGATGAATGGCCTGAACCAATGGAAACTTATGATGCACAGCCTTGGGATTGTGCTTCGTATAATCATGCAGTGTATGTAATAGATCGTGCTACCCCGTGCCCTTGG